CGATGCGATGTGATGATGATGAGATACCGGCAACAGGTTTCGATCCTGTGACCTCCCGCTTATAAGGCGATAACCATCTTCAAGTTCGGACATTTGCATGTCATATTGATAGAGGACGGTGTTTTAGGCGCTCTGCCGCTGAGCTATACCGGTATATTTTGTTGTTTTCATTGGACAGCTTCTGTAAAGCTGCCGAAGATTTTAATTCTCCCCTACATTTTTTGGTTTATGTTTTTTTTTGTTTAGTTGAAGGGGAAAATTCACAGCGACCATCGCAAGATTCGAACTTCTGACTTTGCACTGCATGTCATCTGATTGTTCGAATTGCGGATTACCAACTAGGCCATGCGCCACTTTTGGAATCGCTGCTTGAAGTGAATGTGTCCGAATGCATATATAAAGATGATGACAATTATAAAAAAATAAAAAACCTATAATTTAAAAAGTTTAAGTTTATCTCCGACTTGTTCAATGCGTCCATATTGATCCAACTCTTTAACATCAAACGGTTTGCCACTGGAAGTGAGAGCATCAAATTTATCATTTTTATAATATACTTTATTTGTTTTGATGGATCGAACCAAACGTTCACCGGATTCACCCTTGTACGTTTCCGGTAACAATTTAAACACTTCCTCTTCGACGGCTACATTTGCCACCATTTCTTTCTCGGTTTCATCGAGTTCAATATTTGGCACGTATGAATATGCGGATGAATCTGGGGTTCCTAAAAATTCGAAACACTTGGTTCCTTTATGCACTTTACAATCAATGGATGTAGTTTTCACGGCATTAAGTAATTCACGACTAATTTCCTCTTTTTTTTTGGAAATATCGAAGAGCGCCTGATCTGTCGTTTTTCCGCTATCTGTCGATTTTAGTTCCTTGTTCAATTTTTCCTTTTGCGCTGCAGAAAAAACAGACAAGTATTCGAAAACCTGAACTGTTTTTTCATCTTCCGGTAAATCTTCGTGACTGCAAATGCGCTGTGCGCGTCCAATAACTTGTTCTACACGCACGCCGTTCCAATAAGGTTCCATAATGTGAACAAAGCGCACATTTCGCAAATTGATACCTTCTGAGCCGGATGCAGTAATCATAAATACGCGAATGAATTCGCCGTACATGTTGCTGAGAGATTTCGTTTTTTTCTTTTTTTCTAAATATTGTTTAATATTTTCTGGTGTGGATGAAAAATCGCTATTAAAAATATTTCTAACGATTTCTTTTTCATCGGCATCTTCTGTGCCGGTATAAAGTGCATACGTAGGTTTATCTTCATCTTCAGGTGCAATATCCATAGCCCAGCTATCGCCTTCTTTTTTAATTTTGAATTGCGTGAATCCATTGGCATTTAGAACTAGAGAAAACATACCGATTCCTTCAAGTGAGCGAAACTGGCTATAAACTAGATGCAGTCCTTTATTATCCGGATTGTTTATATTTTGAAACATTTTAAGGAATTTTGGGCTATAGTCATTTAAACGCCCTCCTTTATCTGAAGGCTTTAGGTCTTCATCATGTGTTTCATAGTACTGGAAGAGTTCACGAATTTTTTCATTATAAGAGCTGTCACCTGAAATCACTTCAAGTGGCGCGTCTTCTTCGACGCCTTCAACGAATGTGACAGCTTGTCGTTGACGCACATCTTCTTGTGTAACAACGTCGACATTTTGTTCGTTTAACTTTTCTTTTTTTGGACGACCCGGTCGTCCATCCATTTCATTTGCAGGTGGAAAAACAAAGTTGCAGCAAAGTCGAGAGAAAATACGATATGAGTTAGAAGAAACTTCATACATATTTTTATTTTTTTGAGCGCGTTTTGTTTTTGTGATTTCGTCGGTTCGTACGTCCACATATTCGCTGTATTGCATGTTGCTCATTGGAACAAGTTCAAGTTTAATGTCAAGTAGGCGGGGCATGAGTTGTTCTTGAGCGCTTTTAAAATACGATACTAGACCAAGAATGCGACGCTGAAACAAGGGGAGTTCTTTTACACCGACGATTTCAAACGTGTCGGGATTAATTTTCAGAAATTTGTTTTTAAAATCTTCAAAGTTATCGGGTAATGCGGTAAAATTAGTAATGACTGGATCTTCTGATCGAATTTGTTCAGATGCGAACATTTTTTTAATTTTTTGAAGAAATTGTTCATTAGATTCGTCACCACTAGAAGAACGAATGACACCGGCATAAGATCCCGACGCTTTGGATGCATCAGTAAATCCAAATGGATTGCGTGTAATGGTCATAGTTTGTGTGGATGGCGTATACTTCACGTAGTCATAGTTGGCAATATTATATTTTTTGAGCATGTCAATAACTGAGGATTCATCAAATTTTTGATCTTTGTCAACAGTCAACTTAAAAGACCATGTTTTAATATAACCACGCAAAATATTGAAAAGAATGGCGAGTTCATTAGGGTAGTTGATAATGGGTGTACCTGTAAGAAGAATAATTTTGGCATTATCGGCATTTTGCAGATATTTATAAAGTTGAATGGAAATAAGCGCTTTTGCTTTTTTTTCATCAGTTTTTGTTGGTTTTAAATTTTTGAGCTGATTGCTTATAGAGTTTACGATACGATGCGCTTCATCAATAATAACGACGGCATTATCAAATGGATTCGTTTTTCCATTATTTGTGAGTTCGGCGATCTTATTGCGATTTAGACCATTATAGTTAATAAATTTATATTTGGCTTCAATCATGACATCGAGTTGGGCTTCAAGTTGTTGACGTTCTTCAGTAGAGAGATCTGGAAAATTATTTTTTGTATTTTTCACATTAATCATCCAGGCGCCGCCATTTTCTTTGATCATATCGGTGCTGATATTTAGAATAGCAGAAAGTTGATTTATTTTCGAACTTCTCTCTGTTTCTGGAATATCTCGAATAGAAATAAATTCCCAATGTTGGTTGCGTTTATAAAACTCGTCACCGCATTTTTTGAGATCATTTCGATAGTTTACTTGGAGAGATGCGGGTGTCATAATAATAATTTGTTTTTCAGTTTTAAGACCTTCAGCGATTGCAATAGAAGAACATGTTTTTCCACTACCGAGACCATGAAAGAGGAGAAGACCGCGATACGGTGTATACATGTTTAAGTAATCTTTTACAATTTGTTGGTGAGGAAACAGAGAGAGGCGAGCGCTATCGGTTTTTGATTTTTTAATTTCTTCACATGTAATGGGTGCACCTTTTTCGGAAGTATCTTTGAATTTTGTTAAAAAGAATTTATTGATGAAATCAACAAAAATTTTGCGATTGTTCATAAAATATGGTGATGCGACAATTTTCTCAGGGGGAGGGCTGATGCGTTCTTTTAATGCCAAAGAACCGAATACGGTGTTTGGGTCGATGCCGGCAGTTACAACGGCAGAACTTTCGGAACTTTTTTTTCCTTTTTTTGCGGAAGAAGCGGCAGCAGCTCCTGGTTTAATAATTTTTACCCGAATTTTTTTTGATGGAGGTTTCTCTTTACTAACAGGTTCTTCTTGAACGATTTTTTCTTTTTCTCCTTCTTCTTGAGTTTCAAGTGGTTCTTGTAGTGACTCTTTCGCTGGCTCTTCTTCTTGTTGAGAAATAACAAGTTGGACATCTTCTGATGGGATTTTTTTTTCTATTTCTTCTTCGGGTAAATCGATTTTTCTCTCAATCTCTCTAGGTTTTGAAGTTCCAAAAGTGAAATTAATATTTTTTAGTTGAATACCGTTACATGCCGATGGTGGCGGTTTGAGTGTAAATTTTCGAATGATATTCAGAATGGCTTTCATTTCATGGTCGGTTTGGGCGCGTTTAGAAAGAGACATGCTTTGAAATGCGGTAGAAGTAAGAATAGAGATTAATTTCTTTTCAAACGTTTTTCCGAGAGAGGTTTTGTGTCCATTTATATCCAATACGGGAATGTTTGTATAAAAAGTTCCGTCGATGTTTTCGATTTCGTTACAATAAAAACGAAGATTTCCCTTTTGTTTGATGGTGACTGCATATTTATCTAAAAACAGGGGATCGGTTGCATAAGACATGTCGAATCGTAAAGCGACGGGAACAAACTCATCATTTTTGAGTAAATTTCTAATTTTTTGTAAAATTGCCTGATATAATTTATCTGCGAGTGTTTTTAGATGTACATGAATTTCATTTTTCTGATTAAACGCTTGATTGTCAATGAGTTTTATTTTTTGATTTTCATCTCTTTCAATTCCAAAACAAAAATAGTCAACAAATTTTCCGCCGAGGTACCACATACGATATTCATTTTTGCGTTGAGATACGATTTTATTGTAAGGTTCGGCGATGACGACAAGGTCGACGTTATTTTCTCGAATAAAATCAAAAATGAAATCTCGTAGTTCAGATATATTTTCATCGAGTATAAAGCGCTTGTCTTCTGGAAATGCGCGATCGAGCTCTTTGGGAATCTGTTGTTCGCTTGCTGCCTTTGGTGTAATTACGAGATACACGTCATTCATGTCGGCTGAGAAACCGCTTTTTACGACGATATAATCGGTTTCATCTTGCATACGGTTAAAGTATGTTGTCATTTCTCTCCATGCTTGATTAAGCGCACTGTTATTATGGTAAGAAAATACAAACGTTTTACTTTTTGGCAAAACAAATTCGGCATATTCGGGGGACGCATGTAAATCGGCGGAATATGTTTTCGAATTTGTATAATAAACAAAATCTGCTGGGGGATACATGACGGTACCTTTCGATTCAAGATTTTTATAGAAGGCGAATGCTTGAGCGAGGTTCATTCCAGAAAAGAAACGGGGAACGGATTTGTCGATGAAAAGGTCTTCAAAATTGATCAACAGATCGATTTGTTTTTTTTTATTTTTTTCGACAACTTTTTCTTGAGAAGGTGAAGGTGATGGTGAAGGTGTTGATTCGATTTCAATGGGTGCTGGTTCGTCATATGCTTCTTCAAGAATCTGTTCTTGTTCTTGTTCTTGTTGTTGTTGTTGTTGTTGTTCTTCTTCATCCTCTTCTTCTCCCTGTTCTTCAAGAGATTGCAAAAATTTCTCCCTGTCTTGTTTTTCCTCTTCTTCTTCCTCTAGACGTTCCCTTTCTTTTTGTTGTTGTTGCGCTTCTTGAAAAGAAACGCGCGGTAGATCGAATTCTTCTAGTTCATCTTGTGAATATGGATCCTGCTCAACTGGAGCTGCAATTTTTGAGCGGACGCGTTCCATGCGTTTTCGCCTGGACTCTTTTTTTTCTGGAGGATTGGAGGAGCCTTTTTTAGCACCACCTTCCATATTCACCTCACCAAGTTGAATTTTTTGAATACTTGAAATAAAATCATCATCAAGAAGTTTTACAGTGAAACCAACGCGTTTTAATACATGTTCTAATTGAATATAAAAATCGGTAAATCCATTTTTAGTGTGAATATTGTATTTATTACCTTGAATAACGCACAACTTTCCTTTAAAATCATATTTATCTTGTCCAATTTCAATATTTCGGGAAGATGTTTCAATGGATTCGAGTTGTTCTTGTTCTCCAAATTTGAGTTTATTTTTCAAGACTAAATCATATAATTCGGGATACTTTTTTTTGAGCATTTCTCTGCAAAAATCGACTTCATCTTTTACAGACGTCTTGTGTTTGAAAACCCACATGGGTGACTTGTATTCTTTTTTTTTATTGTAACCGCTGGCACCGACAACGCCGTCAAAACGGGCATTGTTGCACCATCCGCACACAAAGAGGACCATAGGTTCGATAATTCGATGTTTTTTATCACCCTTACTGAAATCGTCGATATGAATGACCATGTTTCCGTCGGCGGCAAGAGTGTCCCATGCCAAGTAGAGAGATTGAAATAAAAAATGGACCATCCATTTATCGAATGTCGAGTGACTGATAATGGATTGTTCACCTTCGGTGGTAAAAACTTCGAGATCAAAGTATGGCGGGCTTGTAAAAATGAGGTCAAATGTTTTGCCGCGCAAATTGGATTCGGCAGTTTCAAATGGCGCCTCAACCACTTGATAGTGTTCTTTTTCTTCGTCGTTTGCAATGAATTCATCAATCATTTCCTTGTATCCGGATTGTAAGGCGGTATTAGGATCGTATGCGAGGTAGGTTTCGAGATTTTTGGAGAGAGCGGCGAGTAAGCGATCACCCCATCCGGCGCTAATATCAAGAACGCGTTTATGTGGTTTGTTTCTTAAAAAGAGATCATATACAGAGGCGGCGAGCGTTGCTTTAAAAAAATTGCATTCCATATTTCTGTATTTTTCTGGAAGGACACTGTTGAGTTTATAAAACGATTCTCTCAAATTGAAGCTTGTAAGATTTTCTTTGTCGTCCATGTATCGTTCGATGACGAATTTCATGTAATCTTTGTTGTTCCATGCACTAAAAGGGGAGAGATCGCGTCCTTCGCGTTTGCATTTCATGCGTTGAAGACCGGTGTAACAATCGACGAGTTTATCGATTTCGTAGTCGCTGGACTGCGTATTAATATAGAGGTAGTCGGATTTGTAGCCGTCGACAGCGAGATTCATTTTTTGCCAAATTTCACGGGACAACTTCTGCTGATAATTGGAGTGACGGCGTTTAACAAACTCGGGTTCATATTTTTTTAGTTTTTTAAAGGCATCTTCCTTAAATGACTTGGAACAAAAGAGCGGCGGATCGGGGAAAATGATTTCACCATTTTGGACTTTATCAATGATACTATTCGTAATGAGTTCCTTTTTATATTTTCGGTATACATTTTCGGGTAGATTTAATGTACCGTTTTGAATATAAGTGTCAATATTGAATACATCTTCATCCATTGTTATTTGACTACTATTTATTTAGTGAAAGATGTGAAACTATTTTTAATATATTATAAGATGATATTATTATGATGATATCTTATTTTTTTAAAGTATTTTTTATTAAAATAAACTAATTTTTATTTTAATAAAAAGTGCTAAATTATTTTTTAGACCGAGAATAAGACCGAGA